TTCTACTTAATAATAAAAATAAGATTATGTTATGGTAGTAGATAAATATATAGGTTTTTCTCGATTTATAAAAATGAATATTCGGTTATTAGAAAAATATTTTAGATAATTCAATAACAAAATGTATAACAAAACCATAACAGAATTGACTTTCTAAAAAAGTTTTTGTTATGGTGGTAAAAGTGCGTTTTTGTTATATATCTGTTTTTGTTATAGTTTTTGTTGTGGTTTTTGTTAACCGTTTGAGTGAAATCTAACACGACGTCTCAGAGCGAGATTATTTACGCTCCAATCTATTAACGGTATATCATTAGATAAATTTAGATCACACTGTAATAATTGTAACGCGAACGCGTTAGCTTGTAACTCGATCTTACCTGGTATAGTTACCGGACTATCTAAGAATATGCTATCTATATCCTTATGTAAGACCATGTGGCCTAATTCGTGAGCGCATACTATAAATTGCTCCTCCTCGCTTAAATCCTCATTGATATATATTAGATCCTGGTCCATATACCTATGATAAAATCCGTTTACTCCTTTTAATGGTACTTTTAAAATTATAGCGTCCATTTCCTCAGCTATCCTAAACGGGTTTCTCGTACCATGTTTTTTAATAATGTCGTTTACGATTGCGTCATAGTTAAAAATATTAGTCCCCTCCCCCCGGATTATATGTTATTTCTTTTCTGCTTTTCGTCTCGCGATCTCCATACCTACTTCCATAGCGTCTAGTATAGACTGGATCGACTCCTCGTCCGCCGGTTTACCATTAAACATGAGAGCGTGATCGCTTAATAGTTGGCGTTTAGTGTTAGCCAGGATCTCGGTTATATCGTGAGTCTCCTTTTTAACAGGATCGATAGTATACTCGATCTCTCCGTTTGCTAAGGCGTCGGCGCTTATATGGAGCGCGTCGCATATCTTTAAAATGTTGGATAGTGTAGCGTTTTGGATCCCTCTCGTAAAGATACTATTTAATGTAGAGTAGGCCATATCTATTTTTATGGTAAACTCTCGTATCGAACTATATTGATCTAAGATAAGATCCTTTAATTTGTTCTCTATCGTCATTTATAATAACCTCCTTTCTAATTACTATTATATTTCCCTATTTGTGAAAATTCAATAACTATTTTCGATATATCGAAAACATATTTGTGCAAACTAAAAATATATCGAAATTTCAAAAATAGTATTGACATTATCGAAAATTCGATTATACTTGTAAATGAGCTTAACGAAATTTCAAAAATGATTTTTGATAAGTCGTTAATGAATTTCGTATAAACACAATGTAACAATTTATAGCCGGGATAATATTACCGGGTGGCTACCGGAATACAAATCTGGGAGGTGAGAGTATGTATCCTAACGTTGAGGCTGATAAGGCCAGGAACAAGGTGACGCTCGCTATGATCGCGGAGGCTATTAACTGTACTGTTAGTACGGCGAGTCTTAAGTTAACCGGTAAGGCTCCGATCACTTTTAAGGAGGCCGTAGCGATTAAAAAAGTTATTAAGAGCGACCTACCACTCGAGGAATTATTCGAGGAGGTAGAGGAATGAAAGTAATTCACGTATTAGCGGACGGATCGGTAAAGGATGATCTAACAGGTTATGAGGTAAAACCGGAGATCGCCGGAGACTTTTATAACGTACTAAGTAAAATATATAGGAGTGGCACAAATGAAAAGAATAACGAAAAGAAAAATTAAGAATTTTATTTTAAAAACCTTAGCGTATATCGCCGTATTTAATCTTATCTTATTCGCGTTGTTAGTGGATTACTTAACTCGCGACGGTTGGATCCTGGCGTTAATCGTTAACGGTATCGGCGTTATATATTTGTGGGTACTCTTGTACGCTAACGGTTGGATCTATGACACAGATCCTTATTATGAGAGAGAAGAAATGGAGGCTTTGAGATGATGATTAAAAAAATCACAATGAAACAGGGCGATACAGTCGCAATTATTGAACATGGAGAAATTAAAAAGGGTATCCTTAAGGACGTAAAGGCTTTAGATCGTCCGGTAGCTATTGTCGATTTCGACGGAGAGGTTAGAAAAGTATTAGTCGAGGATCTCGCTAAAGTCCAGGAGGATACTAAAGAGGAAACCGAGGATATCCAGGAGGATAAGGAGCCGGTAGAAAAATCCGAGATCACAATTACGCCGGATCAGTTTCGCGATATTACTACCTCGATTATCTGCAAGGAGTGCGCTAAAATTGGGTCGGCCGGTTTAATGCTTGGTATGGATATCGGTATTATTATGGGTAAGATCCATAAGGAGTTATTTATTGACGAGGTGTAAAAATATGAAAGACGGTAGAAAGCTAAGCGAAAAAGAAATGAAAAAAAGAGGTTGTGTAGATTGTGCCGATTTATTGGGTCATGTTCATTGTAAGTTTGTGAAATGTCCTTATCACGAGTTAGATAACGTAAGGACTTACGGAGAATATCTGAAAAAAACTAAAAATAAGGTAACATCCATATTTTAAAAAAGGTGGTGATTGAAATGTTAACTCTATATAGACACCAAGAGGTAGCGTTATCTTACGCTAGATCAAATAACTTCTTCGCGTTCTTTATGGAGCAAGGTTAACGGCACAGGTAAGACGTTGGTCGGACTGTTTAGGATCCTGGATCTACTAAAGGGCGGATATATAGAGGAGGCTTTAATAGTCGCTCCTAAGTCGGCCCTCGGAGCCTGGGAGAGAGATATAGAGTTATTAAACGACCTGGATCGAGAGATCTTAAAGGACGGTATTACTCTCATAAACTACGATAAGGTTTGGAGAGGCGATAAAAAATCTCCGTACTATAAAAAATGGGGTTGTATCATTTTGGATGAGGCTCACTATATAAAAAATAGGACAAGCCGAAGATCTAAATTTATCCTTAAAATCGCGTGTATGGCAGATTACCGATATATTTTAACTGGTACTCCCGTCTCTAATGGTCAATTAGAAAATATATGGTCCTTATATTGTTTCCTGGATCCATACTTCGAGCGAGGCTACGTTTACTCTCGAATATTTGGAGGATCTTATAAAACCTTTGAGGATCGTTACTGTATTCTCAATATGTACCATAAACCTAGTAGTTATATCCACGTAAAGGAATTACAGGAGATTATTAACGAGCATAGTTACCGAGTTAAAAAAATCGACTGTTTAGATCTACCGGATAAACTACCGGACGAGGTTATTAAGGTCGACCTGGTGGAGAAAACACTTTATAAAAAACTCGCTACCGAGTCCGCTATATTGGATCTCGATATCCTGGCCGAAAATCCTTTAAGCCGTCTCGTTAAGTTACGCCAGTTATGCTCCGGTCATATTAAGTTAGATACGGGCGAGATCATGGAGGTAAAAAACGAGAAACTCAGTATCTTACAGGAATTACTTGAGGGATACGAGGACGATAAAAAGATTGTTATTTTCGCCGAGTTTAAATACTCGATCGGAAAGATCGCCGAGTTACTTAAGAAAATGAAGATTAAACACGTCATATTAGACGGGGATCAAAAGGATAAAACGATTTGGAGGAAATTCCAGGCGGATAAAAAGATCCGCGTTATCGTGTGCCAGTATCAAACGGCGAGCGCCGGTATCGATCTTTTCGCTAGTGATACGATTATCTATTACGAGCCTACGTTAAGATCCAATACCCTAGAGCAAAGTCGAGACCGTATCCATAGGACGGGCCAGGTTAATAAGTGTAGTTATATCCACCTACTAACTAAGGGTACCGTCGAGGTAGATATCTACCGAGCGTTATCCGGTTACTCCGATTTTAGCGAGAAACTATTTACCGAGTATATGGACGGATATCGTAGATCGTACAAGTAAAATTTTTTAAACTGAGTTAACGAAAATTCGTAAAAGGAGGCTATGATATGAAAGAGTGTATTATATGCGGTTGTATCATGGACGACGACCACGACGGCGAGATCTGCGAGTGTTGTTTAGACGATATGTATCCGAGAGAGGAGGACCCTCCATAATGAGAGTGGCAATTATTGACGCCGATTTTATCGGTCGTAAGAAACATAGATTTCCTAACCTGGCAAGTATGAAACTTTCCGGATACCATAAGACGGCCGGGGACGACGTGATCCTTAAAACTGATTACTTAGATCTCGATCGTTTCGATAAGGTCTATATCTCTAAGGTGTTTACCGATACTCCGGTAGATCCGGAGGTCCTGGCTCTCTCTAATGTGGAGATAGGCGGTACGGGTTTCTATTTCGATAAGGCTCCGGCTTTACCGTGTGAGATCGAACATAGTCGACCGGACTACCATTTATACGACGATTTCGTCGAGGATCAGATCGCCCAGGGAGTTAAACGATCAGAGTTTAAGGAGTACCAGGATTACTCGATCGGATTTATAACTCGAGGTTGTTTCCGCAAATGTGGTTTTTGTGTAAATCAAAAATACGATAGAGTTTTCGAGGCTAGTCCCTTACGAGAGTTTATCGATCCGGATCGTCCTAAGATCTGTTTACTCGACGATAATTTTCTCGGTTTTCCGAAATGGAGAGAGCGCTTAGAGGAGTTAAGAGATACCGGCAAGCCTTTTAAATTTAAGCAAGGTCTCGACGAGAGATTACTTACTCCGGAAAAATGTAAGATCCTTTTTAGTAGTAATTACGACGGCGAGGTTACTTTTGCTTTCGATCGGATCGAGGACTACGATATTATCGAGGGTAAGTTAAACATGATCCGAGAGACGACTACAAAACAAATAAAATTTTACGTCCTGGTAGGTTACGATCCTACCGGTAAATATGACTCCGATTTTTGGAGGCGCGATATCGCGGATATGTTTAAGCGGATCGAGTTACTCGGACGATATGGAGCGTTACCGTATTTAATGAGATTTAATAAATACGAGGACTCTCCTCTACGAGGTTTATATATCGTTTGTGCCTCTTGGATAAATCAGCCGTCTTTTTATAAGAAACACTCCTTAAAAGATTTTTGTAAAAAGAGATCTGATAGAGAGCGATATTATAAAGAGTTTGAGGAACTTTATCCGGATCTCGCTTATCGATATGGTGAGCGTATATATTGGGGAGGTGTGAGTATGTGATAGTTTACATATACGATATCGAAGTATATAAGGATAACTGGTTTGTAGGTTTTAAACGACCGGAGGACGGAGCGAATAGTATTATCATACATAACGATATCGCTAGACTAAGAGCCTTTTTAACTCAGCCGGATATTATTCTCGGTGGGTTTAATAATAAGCACTACGACGACTACGTAGTTAAGACCATGATTAACGGAGGTACTAACTACCACGTTAAAAAGCATAACGATCATATTATACAAGGTGGTGAGCCGTGGGGGTATAGTCCGTTTGAGTATAACGATATGGTGTTTAAGCGTTTACCGTGTCCGACGTTCGATCTAAGAGACGATATCGCCGATAAGGGTATCTCGCTTAAAGCTATCGAGGGAAACTTAAAACGAAATATCGTAGAGTGTAAAGTACCGTTTGATCTCGATAGGCCTCTCACAGAGGACGAGATAACCGAGGTAATAGCTTACTTAAACGAGGACTTAGACGGTACCATAGCGCTATACCATGAGCGTAAAGAGGACTACCTCGACGCTAAGGCTATGGTCGGAGAAATGTACGGCGTACCGGTCGAGGAGGCCCTAGGACTTACTAACGCTAAGTTATCCGCTAGAGTCCTCGAGGCTAAGTTAGTAAAACGATCAGACGAGCGAGACTACGTAATCCCGGATAATATCGACGTTAACTTAATCCCTAAAGTGGTACTCGATTTCTTTATGCAGATCCGAGATAAGTCGATCCCGGATACTAAATTATTCGGAGCCGGTAAGGGTAAAAAGGGTATGACTCTAAAATTATGGTTTCGTACCTCTTACGGATCTTGTCCGGTTACTTACGCCTGGGGAGGAGTACACGGCGCGAAACCTTGCGTAACAGTCCAGGAGACGGAGGATCGAGTAATCATTAACCAGGACGTAGGATCTCTATACCCTAACTCTATGATAAATTTCGGGTATTGTTCTCGATCTATGAAAGATCCGGAGGCGTACGTTAAGTTAGTTAAAAAGAGACTAGGTTATAAAAAAGCCGGTGATAAGTTGAGAGCGAATGCCCTTAAACTCGTAGTTAATACGGTTTACGGTGCTATGTTAAATCTCTATAACGATCTCGCAGATCGTTGGGCCGGTCGTAGCGTATGTATCTCTAATCAGTTAGCCATGACGGTTTTAATCGTACAGTTAGCGCAACAGTGCGAGACGATCGATTTCGTTAATATCAATACCGACGGTATTATGTTCACGATCGACCGTAAGGAGGTAGCATTATCCGAGGCGATAGTAGCGACGTGGTGCGAGATTACTAAGTTTGAAATGGAGCGCGACGATTTCGCTAAGGTTATCCAAAAGGACGTTAATAACTATATCGGTATTAAGGCCGACGGTCATTTTAAGACTAAGGGCGGTTATGTATCGCTATACGAGGGAGGTAACTTTAAAACTAACTCGTTAAGTATCGTACATAAGGCGATCGTCGATAACCTGGTTAGTGGAGTGGATCCGGAGACTACGATCCGAGAATGTAAAGACATTTTCGCTTTTCAAAATATCGTTAAGACTGGCGGTACTTTCGAGGGATCTTACCATTACGTTAACGGAGAGTTAACTCCGGTACAAAAGGTTAATAGAGTATACGCCGTTAAAGATCCAAAATACGGAGCGGTCGTAAAACGTAAATACGTTACTACGAAAAATAAAAAGGATAAGGCTACCGGTAAAATGGTACCGTATCCCGTAGATCCTCACTGGGAGGAGACTACTATAAGCGAGTGTCCGGATCATTGTTTTATCGATAATGAGAACGTCCTAAGCGTGGACGATCTCGACCTAGATTACTATATCGATATGGCTAAGAAACGTATCGATAAGTATATACATATCGACCGTAAGGTCGAGAATGAATTAAAGAAAATAAAAGAGGAGGTTGTAATAATGGCAACTAAAACAGAAACAAAATTAACAGTTACCGAGGAGGAGTTACAAAAGATCCGAGGGTTAAACGTGTACGCTAAGTTAGTCGTAGCGCGTGGAAAGTTTTTAAGATCCGAAGTAAAAAAGAGTGGTAAGAATACCTACGCCGAGTTTAAGTATTTTACTCTCGAGGATATTATCCCGGTTAAACAGGCTATCTTTACCCAGTTAGGCTTAGTCGATTGTATCTCGTTCGGTACTGAGGTCGCTACTCTTACACTCGTAAACGTGGATAATCCGGAGGATACTATCGAGTTTATGTCTCCACTTAGAGAGGACGAGTCCTTAATTAAAAATCCTATTCAGAAACTCGGAGCGATCGAGACTTACGTAAGACGTTATTTATATATGCTTATGTTAGATATCGTCGAGGCGGACGCGATCGAGGCCGTAACGGATAAACCGGTAGACGAGGACGGTAAACCGGCTAAGACAGAGCCTAAGAAGTCTAACAGACCGGCGACTACTGAGGAGCGCCAGGAGGTTAAACAGGGGTTGATTAACCAGGACGGCGAGGCTACTAAGACTCAGCGTACCGCAATTAGTAACGGCCTTAAGAAACTGAGAGCGCGTTACATGGATGATAATAAAGTTGTATTTAACGAGGAGTTAGAGGCTAAATACGACGGCTATATCCGTGATACAGCTAAGAGAGTAAAGGCCGGCGTAACTAAGACAGAGGCCGAGGATATTCTTATCGAGATCGGTAAAAAGATCGCGGAGGAGTAAATCGTTATGGTAGTAGGAGATACAGTTTATACCGTTAACGCTAAGACTAATAAGGTAGACTCCTGGATCTATAACGGTACGTTACGTACTCCGGACGAGATCCTCGTAAACCTGGTTAATGGTAAAAAGAGTTGCTTTCTTCCGGCTAGGTGTGTGTATCTCTCAGAGATCCAGGCTCTCACCGTAGCGGAGATAAGTAAGTAAATTTTTTTAAAAATGAATTTACGAAATTTCGATAATATAGGAGGTTTTAATATGTATCTTAATGTTATTTCGTTTAAGAATGGTAAAACATTAGCTTTTCAGACGGAGACGCCTTATAGCGTTGATAAGGTAAACGAGGGATCAGATCCTACGAATAAGTACGGAGACTGGAATTTAGTAACCGACGATAGTAACGGACAGATCCTCAGCTTTAGAGGTACCGAGATCGTAACGATCGCCACGGCTCCGGTTAAAGAAAACCGCCAGGCTAGACGCGGTACTAAGAGATCCGGTAAAGGACTCACAACAAAAGTAACTACTGAGTAGAAAAGAGGAGGCTTTAACTATGAATATTAAAGAGATTTTGGATTTACACGAAAAATGGTTAAACGGTGAACCAGGGGGCGAACGTGCTAAACTTAGTTTCGCTAACCTTAGAGGCGCTGACCTTAGTGACGCTAACCTTAGAGGCGCTGACCTTAGTGACGCTGACCTTAGTGACGCTAACCTTAGAGGCACTGACCTTAGAGGCGCTAACCTTAGAGGCGCTGACCTTAGAGGCGCTGACCTTAGAGGCGCTGACCTTAGTGACGCTGACCTTAGTGACGCTAACCTTAGTGACGCTAACCTTAGAGGCACTGACCTTAGTGACGCTGACCTTAGAGGCGCTAACCTTAGAGGCGCTAACCTTAGAGGCGCTGACCTTAGAGGCGCTGACCTTAGAGGCGCTAACCTTAGTGACGCTGACCTTAGTGACGCTAACCTTAGAGGCACTGACCTTAGAGGCGCTAACCTTAGAGGCGCTGACCTTAGAGGCGCTGACCTTAGTGACGCTAACCTTAGAGGCGCTAACCTTAGAGGCGCTGACCTTAGTGACGCTGACCTTAGTGACGCTGACCTTAGAGGCGCTAACCTTAGTGACGCGGACGGACTTTTATCCGCGATTAATTACTTAAGTGAGCATTTCGAACGTACAGACGAGGGATTTATCGCTTATAAGACTTTCGGCGGACAGTATAATCCTCCGGAAAAATGGGTTATTCAGTCCGGTAGTATTATTACTGAAAACATAAATTTTGATCGTTGTAACGAGTGCGGTTGCGGTATTAACGTCGCTCCGCTTGAATGGGTTAAACGTAATTACGACGATATGGGTCACGATATTTGGAAAGTGTTGATCCGTTTTGAATGGCTCGCCGGCGTATGTGTACCTTATCATACCGACGGTAAAATCCGTTGTGAACGTGTTCAGCTTATCGAGGTCGTAAAGGAGGGTTAGTATATGGAATTTTTAAAAGACGGACGTATTAAGGTGGATCCACCGAAAAAACCTAAGAAACTTACGGCGACTCGTTTCGCCTCGATCCTGGGTTTTAATAAATGGTCGACTCCGTTCTCGGCCTGGTGCGAAATGACTCGTACTTACGAGGAGCCGTTCGAGGATAGTGTTTATACTATCGCCGGTAAAGTGATCGAGCCTAAGATCTGCGACTACTTAAGAGATCGCTACTTTATGGATATTAAGAGTCCGACTGACGTATACGGTCCGGATTACTTTAAAAAAACATGGGGAGACTTTTTCCCGGACTCCGAGGGACTCGGTGGTATGTGGGATTTCCTGGGAGACGATTTCGTAGTCGAGGTTAAGACTACTAAGAGAGTGGAGGACTGGAAAGGAGTAGACGGTAAGGTCGAGCCTCCGATCTACTATAAATTACAGGCGAGCCTTTACGCTTATCTTTTAGGTTTTGACGATGTGGTAATGACTTGTAGTTTCCTTACAGATAAGGACTACGCGGATCCGGACGCTTTCGTACCTAACGTAGATAATACGGTAGTCGTAGAGTTTAAGGTATCCGAGGAGTATCCAACTTTTAAAGAGTCTTATATCGATCCGGCTATGAGGTTTTGGAGAGAGAACGTATTAACCGGTATCTCTCCGGAGTTTGACGAGAAAAAAGACGCGGAGATCCTTAAGGTATTACGTAAGAATACCGTCGAGGTAGACGATAAAGATCTCGCTAAGTTAATGAAAGAGGGCGATCGTCTTAAGGCTCAGATCGATAAGGCCGAGGCTAAGATCGACGAGAAAAAGAAACGCCTTAAGGAGATCGACGACCAGGTTAAAAAGGCTTTAATCGATCGATTTAGAGACGGAGATAAACACGTCGAGGCTAACGGTACTACTTATACCTGGGACGTAAGACGAGACGTAAGTAAGTCTTTCGATAAAAAGGCTTTCGAAAAGGATCAGCCGGGCGTATATGACAAGTACGTAAAAGAGAGTCCTAAGTATGTACTCACTAAAAAAGAGATAGTAAAAGAGGAGGTTTAATTATGAAGTTTGAAAAGTTTTTTAAGTCGGTCGGTACTCACGGCCAGGTAGTTAAGACAGTAAATAACCGTTGGTTAATCTGCGGAGGCGTCGGTATGAAGATCCCGACCGGAGTTAACACTTTCGGAGCGGAGGTAGATCCGGACGATATGTTTAACGCGATCCTTAGCGCGGATATCGAGGACGATCTCTTATCCCTGGTAAGAGCGGAGATCCCGGCGGACGGTAAGGCTACCGATATCGTGAGAGTATTCTCTACCTCATTTAATGACGAGGTAGGTATTAGTAACGCTCAGTATGGTTTATTGGAGAAACACGATAGACTCGTATATCTCGAGATCGAGGACGATAACGCGATCGATCATAAGTACATTTTAATTACAGATATGAAAGGCGAGGAGATCTTAGGATTTATCGCCGGTAAAGATAATTTTTAATAGAAAAGGAGATTTAATAACATGGCTAAAATGAAATTAAGCGAAAGCACTTTTACACTTATCCCGGAGGGAGTAACTACTTTTAAGGTAATGGAGGTCGACGACAGTAAATACGAGGATTTCGGTAAACTCGAGGTTAAGTTACAGACTGTAAAGGGAGAGACTCATATCGAGCGTTTCGCCCTTACAAAAGCTAACGGAGAACTTAACGAGGGCGCTCTTAAGGCGTGGAGTTATTTCGCCCGTACTTGTCTTAACAATTTCAGCGTGGACGAGATCGATACACAGGATATCGTAGGCTGTTATATTACCGCTACGGTTAAACACGAAACCTACACACGTACTAAGGGCGATAAGGCCGGTACTGAGGCTACTACGGTAAGACTTAACGATTATACTACCGCGAGCGGTTTCGGAGGATCTAATACCGTTAAGACAGAGGAGCCGGATACAGACGATAACGACGACCTGGACGACCTGGATCTTTAATAAATGGCAAAGAAGCCGGAAACAAAATTACAGGATAAGGCTATCGAGTATTTAAAAAGTAATGGAATTTATCATATAAACAAGTACGGAGACGGGCGTACCGCTAAAGGCGCGCCGGATCTCCTGGCTTGTATCAATGGTCGTTTTGTAGCGTTCGAGTTAAAGGTCGGCTCTAACGATATGCAAGACGACCAAAAGATCCATAAACTGAGGATCGAGCGATCCGGAGGTTTACATTACTCGCCTTATACCTTAGAGGAATTTATTAGTATAGTGGAGGATTTACTAAATGAGTAAAAGCGAAAGAATAAGACAATATATTCAGTTTATGCCGAGTAACGCGATTATCAATCTCGCTAAATTAGGAGAGTTAAGATTTTTCACGACTCCGGCGTCTACAAAATATCACGGAGCCTATGAGGGTGGATTATTCGATCATAGTTTCCAGGTCGCTAAGACGCTCGAGAGTTTGACTCGTAGACTCGATCTCAAGTGGAGTCGTCCGGAGAGTCCTTATATCGTGGGTATGTACCACGATCTTTGTAAATGCGATAACTATATCCTGGACGTAGAGACTAATAAGTATATCTATAATCCGGATATTGTTATACCTGGCCACGGAGAAAAGTCCGTTATCCTGGCTCAGAAATATATTAACCTTACGGACGAGGAGATCGCTTGTATCCGTTGGCACATGGGAGCGTATGAGACAGATACTAAGTTATGGAATTACTACGGTAAAGCTATCGAGAAATATCCTAACGTTTTATTTACTCATACGGCCGATATGATATCGAGTAAGATCCTGGGCGTTTAATAACCGAGTAGGGCGACCGGAAAGGAGTTAACGATATGGATCAGAGAAAACTAAACGCCTCCGGTTGTAAAGATATGACGGCTTTTAAGGCGTTAGAAAATGTAACTAGAGAGGAAAAGGATAGAGCGAGACTAGATAAGTTACTCGCTACGATCTTTTATATTTGTGATTTAGCCGGATTTCGTATCGAGGGGCGTATTACATTCCAGGATAAGAAAACCGGTAAGATATGGAGGTAATAAAATGGATAACGTTAATCGTTGCGTAGTGTGCGGAGAGATTATCCCGGAGGGGCGCCAGGTTTGTCCTCAGTGCGAAAGCGATCCGGTTAACCGTCCAGCTCATTATACCGACGGTAAGATCGAGGTTATCGATTTTATCGAGGATAAAAAACTCGGTTTTTGCCTGGGTAATGCTATTAAGTATATCAGTAGAGCCGGTAAAAAGGATCCTACAAAAGAGGTCGAGGATCTTAAAAAGGCTAAGTGGTATATCGAGAGACGTATTAAAGAATTAAAGGAGGGGATAGCGTGATTAAGTTTGAAAATACAAATGTTATGAATTTCGACGGGGCTATTAGAGGTATGAGAAATCCTCTTAACTCCTGGAATAAGTCGGATAGTTATTGGAATAACGGTCGCCGTACTTATCATATCGGAGAAAACGATCTCGATCTCGCTCGGAGACTTATTAAAGCCGGATCAGATCATAGAAAATTTTTAAGACAGATTTTCGTAAGCGTGGATATCACGGCTCCGCTTTATTGGTGGAAAGAGTTTGATACTTATAAGGTCGATACCGTATCTAACAGTTGCTCGACTATGCACAAGATCCACGCTAAAGAGTTTACTATCGACGATTTTAGCTACGATCATTGTAAGGATGATCCTATCGTAGAGAATTATATAATCGCTACGTTACGGATCTTAAACAGAGCTAGAGAGCAATTTTTACAGACAAATGATAAGGCTTTTTGGTGGGATATGATACAGTTACTACCTAGCTCTTATAATCAAAAGAGGACCGTAACTCTCAATTACGAGACTCTCCGTAACATCTACGGATCTCGTCGTAATCATAAATTAGACGAGTGGTCTATCGGCTTTATGAAATGGATCGACTCTTTACCATGCGCGGAGGAGTTAATTAAATTTAGTTAGGAGTTGAGGAAATGCAATATATCATATTAGACGGTAAAACGCCTACTCATGGATTTAAAGACGGCCATGGTACTAAGACTAAGGCCGAGGCTATGTTATTCGATAACGTGGCCGTAATAGTGCCTAAAGGATACGTCGTCCTCGATTTCGATACTACGTCCGACGCCGAGATTATGCTTAAGATCGTCGACGGTTTAGGTCTTAAATGTAAAGTAATGAAAACTACGAGGGGTATTCATTGTTGGTTTAAATCTCCGGAGGAGGATCCGAAAAACTTTATTAAAAATAGACTGGCCGTCGGTATATATTGCGATCGTAAAGCCGGTGGACGTAACGCCTACGTAAAGATTAAACAGGACGGCGCTCCTAGAGAGTGGATCCGTAAGGTTAAGGCTGAGGAGATCGAGGTAGTACCTAAATGGTTATACTCAGTATCGGCGCCATCCGGTAAATTCTCGTTTAAGGATATGGGCGAGGGATCCGGTCGTAACCAGGAGTTATTTAACTATATCGTATATTTACAGACGAAAGGATTTAGTAGAGACGAAATCCGTAAGACTATCGAGATTATTAACGATTACGTACTCGCCGATCCTTTACCGGACTCAGAAATCGCGACTATATGTCGAGACGAGGCTTTTAAGCCGGACGACGTTATCTCGGAACAGATCCAAAAGGCGGAGGATAAAAAAGCCGGATTTAGTCATAACGATTTCGGGGATCAATTAATCCAGGAGTTTAAGATTATCGAGGTTAACGGTACGTTGTACGTCTACGAGGACGGATACTACCAGGCCGACGATAAGATCATAGAAAATAAAATGATCGAGTTATATCCTGGGATCTTACAGAGACAAAGGACCGAGGTATTAGCGTATATAAGGATTAAGACTCACGTCCAGGCGAGCGAGTTAAAGGTTAATCCGTACGTTATCAATCTTAAAAATACGCGCCTCGATATCCGCTCCGGTAAGTGTTTAGAGTTTGATCCGGAGGCGATCGAGTTTGATCGTATCCCGGTTACTTATGATCCGTCGGCGTATTGTGCGGATCTCGATAAAATGCTTAACCGTGTATTTTGTGGAGATCGAGAGGTTATTAACCTTTTCGAGGAAATGATAGGCGCGATACTGTTAAAACATAACCGTTATCAGAAAGCATTTTTATTTTATGGCTCCGGATCTAACGGTAAGTCTACGATCCTGGATCTTATCAAAACTTTTTTAGGAGCGCGTAACTATTCAGCTATCGCCCTGGAAAAGGTAACGGATCGATTTAATACGGCCGAGTTAGAGAATAAGTTAGCCAATATCGGCGACGACGTGGATAACGTAACTCTTAAGGATACCGGTACACTTAAAAAGTTGTTTTCCGGTAATGCGATCATGGTAGAGCGAAAAGGAGAGCGACCTTACACGATTGAGCCGTACGCGACTCATATTTATAGCGCTAACTCTATCCCGAGATCGTTCGATAAGTCCGAGGGATTTTATAGACGTTGGTTACTTATTCCGTTTAATGCGAGATTTAGCGTAGACGACGAGGACTACGATCCAATGATCGGCGATAAGATCACAGAGCCGACGGCGCTCTCGTACTTACTTAATATCGGTATTAGGGGCGCTCAGAGACTTATTAAGAGAGGACGATTTACAGAGCCTAAGTGTGTTGTGGACGCTCTCGAGTCCTATAAAGCGGATAACTCTACGGTATTATCCTGGATCGACGATAAGGAGTACGAGGAAAATTATTTCTTAGATAATCCTAGAGACGTTCTTTACTCCGAGTTTGTGGATTGGTGTAAGGTGTCCGGTATTAAGTCCTCTAACATAACAGGTAAAAAGACTTTCTTTAAAGAGGTTGTCGGTAAATTTGATTTCGAGGAAAAACCTAAACAAAAGGCCGACGGTAAAAGGTACTTTATGGAAAAATTATAAAGGAGTGATAATTATGAAAGTAATTAAACGTAATGGAGTGGAGGTAGACTTTACTCCGGAAAAAATTAAAAACGCTATCTCCTCAGCTAATGAGGAGGTGGACGTAAAAGATCGATTATCCGATCAAGAGATCGACGAGATCGTAACCTGTATTACTGAGACTACTAAAATTATAGGACGAGCGGTAAGCGTGGAGGAGATCCAGGATACCGTAGAGAGTCGACTTATGAGATCTCGTAGTCCGGAGGTCGCTCGTAAGTATATCCGTTATCGATATGATCGAGAAAAGGCTCGTAAGGGTAACACGACGGACGACACGATCCTTACTCTTATCGAGTGCGATAACGAAGAGATTAAACAGGAGAATAGTAATAAAAATTCTACTATTATCCCGACTCAACGTGATTATATGGCCGGAGAGGTTAGTAAGGATCTCTCCCGTCGTAAGATCTTATCTAAGGAGATCATAGAGGCCCACGACGCCGGTATTATCCATTTTCACGACATGGATTATTTCGCGCAACACTCGCATAATTGCGACCTGGTAAATCTCGAGGATATGTTAGAAAATGGTACGGTTATCTCCGGTACCATGATCGAAAAACCTCATACTTTTAGTACGGCGTGTAATATCGCTACTCAGATTATCGCCCAGGTAGCGAGTAGCCAGTACGGCGGACAGAGTATTACACTCGCCCACCTGGCGCCGTTCGTAGAGGAGAGCCGTAAGAAATTTAGCAGAGATAACGCGGATCTCCTGGGATTTATGAGTAAGGAAAATTACGACGCTCATATCGAGACTCTCGTACGTGAAGATATCCGCCGAGGAGTACAGACGATCCAGTACCAGGTAGTTACTCTTATGACTACTAACGGCCAGGCTCCATTTATTACGGTATTTATGAATATTAACGAGGTACCGGACGGACAGATCCGTAAGGATCTCGCGGTAATTATCGAGGAGGTACTTACTCAGAGGATCCAGGGCGTTAAGAACGAGGTCGGCGAGTGGATTACTCCGGCTTTCCCTAAACTGATCTACTTACTCGACGAGAATAACGCTAAACCAGGAGCCGAGTATTATTACCTTACCGAGTTATCCGCTAAGTGTACCGCTAAAAGACTGGTACCGGATTATATCTCCGCTAAGGTTATGAGAGAGTTAAAAGGAGACGTCTATACGTGTATGGGTTGTCGATCTTTCCTTACTCCGGATCGTACTACTGAGAACGTCGCTAACGCTAAGAACTGGATCCCAGGTAAAACGTATTACGGTCGCTTTAACCAGGGCGTCGTAACTATTAACCTGGTAGACGTAGCGTTAAGCGCTTGTAAAATTATCGACGAGGATTATAAGGAGAACGGTAACGCCTGGACGCAAGACGGCGCCGAGGGTGTATTTTTCAGTATCTTAGAAGATCGATTAGAAAACTTATGTTATCCGGCTCTTATGGCTCGCCATACTCGATTAGAGGGTACTCCGTCCGACGTAGCGCCGATCTTATGGCAATACGGCGCCCTGGCTAGATTAGAAAAGGGAGAGACGATCGATAAACTCTTACACGGTGGTTATAGTACGATCTCGTTAGGTTACGCCGGTCTTTATGAGGCTACTAAGGCTATAACCGGAGAGAGTCATACCGGAGGCGGTAAGGATTTCGCGATCCGAGTTATGGAGGCCTTAAATAACGCGTGCACTCGTTGGAAAGAAAAAGAAAACGTCGACTTTTCTCTTTACGGTACCCCGCTCGAGAGTACGACCTATCGTTTCGCTAAATGTTTACAGAGACGTTTCGGTATTATTCCAGAGGTAACAGATCACGGATATATTACGAACTCTTACCACGTTAACGTTAGAGAGGAGATCGACGCCTTTACTAAATTACGTTTCGAGGCCGAGTTTCAGAGATTAAGTCCAGGAGGCGCGATCTCATACGTCGAGGTCCCTAATATGAGTAATAATATCGAGGCGGTCTTATCAGTGATCGGATTTATCTACGATAACATTATGTACGCCGAGTTAAATACTAAGTCGGATTATTGCCAGGAGTGCGGATACGACGGCGAGATTAAGATCGTTAAGGACGAGTCCGGTAAGTTGGTTTGGGAGTGTCCGAAATGTGGAAACCGTAACCAGGATAAAATGAACGTCGCTCGTAGAACGTGCGGTTATATTGGTACTCATTATTGGAACCAGGGGCGTACCGAGGAGATCGCCGAGAGAGTTTTACATTTATAGGAGGTAACTTATGAAATTTATTATAAAAAATAAATTATACGATACCGATAAAGCCGAGTTATTATGTACGTTTTCGAAACAATGGGAAAGTAAGACTATCGTAGGTACGTTATACCCTTATCGAGATACAAATTTATATAAAACGGCTAAAGGAGCGTATTTTTTCACTTGTTGCGCGGATTACGGTACTCATTATATCGAAGTAATCGACGAGAATACGGCTAAGTATTACTTAATGCGTAAAAACTACAATAAATACGTCGAAATGTTCGGAGCATTGGAAGAGGCGTAACAATGAATTACGGACGTATTAAGAAAACCGATATCGCTAACGGTCCAGGCGTCAGGGTTAGTCTTTTCGTCTCCGGTTGTCGTAATCATTGTAAGGGTTGCTTTAATCCGGAGACGTGGGACTTTAACTACGGCGAAAAATTCGACGGTATAAATACCGTTAACGAGATCCTTAAAGCATTAGATCCGCCGTATATTTCCGGACTCTCAATCTTAGGAGGAGATCCTATCGAAAGAGAGAACGTCTCCGAGGTCGTAACCTTATGTTATATCGTTAAATTACTTTATCCGGATAAGGATATATGGTTATGGACGGGATATTATTACGAGGAGTTACTACTAAGGGAGCCGGAGATCCTGGAATACGTGGACGTGATCGTCGACGGACCATTTAAAGAAAATCTTAAGGATATCTCGCTCGTATGGCGAGGATCCAGTAACCAAAGAATTATTAACGTAAAGGAGAGCCTTAAGGTAGGCTATCCGGTGGAGGTTGAAATATGAGAAAATCAGAATTTAAAGAAATCGTACAGGACGGTATTAACAGAGGACGCTCCTTTATGGCGGTTAAGATCCGTACACAGGGTAACGCCGGTCCGGAGGTTATTATTAACGGATCCGAGAACTTTAGTAAGAAACTCGCTTACTATGATAAGGCCTATAACGACGATATGGAACTTATTAAGGCTAAGGAGGCCGGTAAGTTAATCACGATTGAGGACGTACTCTTAACGAGTAATCTTAACGATCTTTCCTGGTTTGTATATTAAGGAGGTTTCGATATGGAGATTAAAGTAAAATATTTCGATCCGGAGATCGAGAAAATCCAAAAGATTAGTAAGGGCGACTGGATCGATCTTAGATCCGCCGAGAGCGTGGATCTTAAGGCCGGAGAGTATAGACTTATCCGCCTGGGCGTTGGTATGATCCTCCCGGACGGTTACGAGGCGATCGTCGCTCCGAGATCCTCTACTCCGTCTAAGTTTGGAGTCCTTTTAAGTAACTCGATCGGCGTTATCGATAATAGTTACTCCGGCGACGCGGACGAGTGGCGTTTCCCGGCGTTGGCGATTAGAGATACTCATATCGAAAAGGGAGACCGTATTTGTCAATTTAGAATTATTAAAAATATGGATCAGGTCGAGATCGTCGAGGTAGATCGTCTTAACGAGATCTCTCGCGGAGGTATCGGATCTACGGGAAAGAGGTAATAGTATGATCGGATATATTGTAAGTTTTATCCTCGGCGTTATATTTGGTACTGTTGGTTTGATTTGTTTTTGTATCGTCGCGAACTCCTTTGAGGCTCACAGAGATAGAAATAAACCTCTTAGTAAGGACGAATGGCGAGGCGTCGATTAACAAAAAGCATAACAAAAAGCATAACAAAAACTCAGTTTTAACAAAACCGATTTTGTTATGTTAAAAATTGATTTTTCTGGATCATAACAAAAATTCACTTTATAACAGAATTAAAAACGATTTTGTTATAGTTTTTGTTATTCGTAAATCGAAAACGAATTTTTAAACTTAAAAAGCGCGTTTCGATATTCCTAACAATTTTATATATCTATAACACAATAACATAATTATTACTTAAGTTAAGAGAAAATATATAATATATTAGTAATTATGTGTATGTATTGTATGTATATAAGAGTTGCAAATTTTTTTGTTATTTTGTTATGATCCGGTTTCGGAGGTGTAATTATGGAAGATTTAGAGATCCAGGAGATCGAAAAGAAAAAACGCTCTCTAAAGCGCTATAAAAAAAATAACGCTTGTATAGATCGCCTCGAGGAAAAACTTTTACTCCTGGACGAGAAAATAAAATCCGTAAAATCGCCTAATTACTCAGGTATGCCTCGGGGCGGTACTCCGGTTACGGTTGAGGAATTAATATCCGATAAGATCGAACTCGAGGAGCGTATAAAGCGATTGAAAGGTAAAAGTAAAAATTTAAAACGTGAGATCTTAGAGGAGATAGATACTCTCGAGGATCCTCGCTATTGTGAGGTCTTAGAAAGTTTCTTTATCGATAATAAGACATTAAAGAATATAGCGGAGGACGAGGGTTATACTATACGTCATGTATATAGGTTATATAGTGAGGCGATCAAAGTATTAGCATTACAATAGCATAAACGTGGTAGTAAGTAGTCATTACATATACGCGGTACATAGTGTATTATGTTATTGTGGCGATCTGAGATAAGGTCGTCCACTCGGTTAAAGCCTCCAATACAGATAAGGTTCAGGGTAATACCTGGGCCTTTTCTAATGGCTAAATATAGAGAGGAGGTAGACCTATGTTATTAAAGCCGTGTAATAGGTGCGGTAATCTTATCCCTTATGGATCTCCATACTGTAAGGAGTGTACTCCTATCGTAGAGGCTGAGAGAGAGACAAGGATACAAGAGTCCAGGCTAAAGAATAATAGAGCGTATAACAAGAGGAGAGATCCTAAGTATGTACGATTCTATAATAGTTTGGATTGGCGTACGCTAAGCGCTAAGTATACACAGGATAAAGGTTATAGGTGTGAGGTGTGCGGTGCTATGGCTACACAGGTCCACCATAAGAAACCGATACAGACTCCCGATGGTTGGGAGTTAAGATTGGATTATAATAACCTCGAGTTACTATGTACTCATTGTCATAACGAGCGACACGATCGATTTAAGAGGAGACGAGAGTATAAGAAAGGTAATAGAGGATCGAATTATAATAAATGAAAAAAAAGAAAAAAATATACCGTGGTAGCCTAAAGGGTAGGGGTGGTCGAAATTCTATCAGCCTTTAAGGGGATAACGGTACAGGGGGAGTTCTTTGTAGCAAAAACTCCCCACGAAATATAAAAAGGAGGTTTTATCTGTGTTAGAGATTAATTTTACTAAGTACGACAATTATATTACGGACTGTCTTACTCAGTGGGATCTTAATCAGCAATTAAGAATTACAGGATTAAGCGTTTCGACCGCTCCGACTGTTTTATTTTCAAATAAAATCAGAATTACAGCCGAGCCGGTTAACGCTACGATCATAAATAACGCAATCGTGGTTGATGTCCCTAACGGCCTGTTAACTGAGTCTTATCCTGTTTACGCTTATATCAGAGTTTCGGAAAACAGTGGATCTAAAACTCTGGCTAAAGTTAAAATCCCGGTTACTCCGGCCACTAGACCGGAAAATTACGAGTATGAGGAAAATATTACTCTCCTCACTTACGAGGCGATCAGATCCAAAATTGAAAGTCGATTACTGATTTCGGATTTCAATAAGAATAAGACCGAGGTCGATCAGTCGTTCCTGGTTTTACAGAATGAGATCAACGAGTTAAAGGCTAACGGTACTACGAGCGACGTTATCAAGGCCGCCGTTACTAAGTGGATCGATACAGCTATCGAGGACGGTACCTTAGCTAATTTAACGATCGCCGACGACTCTATTACCTGGGAGAAACTTAAGGGTACAGCTTATAAGTATAGAGGTCTTTCTGAGATCAATTACGAAATCTGTAAATCCGGATATACGATCGATACGTCTACAGGAGCGGAAAAAGAGGCGTCCAATTATTCAATATCGCCTAAAATTTCAGTGATCGGTTACTCTTATATTATCGCTCATGGAAATAATCAGGCTAAAGCTAACTTTTACGACGCCTCTAATAATTTCCTCTCGTACTCAGTATTTACACATATCGATCCTACTCCGATCGCGGTACCGACTAACTCGGCTTACGTTATTGTATCGGCTCCGACGTCCACTATTTCCGATCACGGTATTACTCTGGTTAAAACTAATACGAGTAGTAAACCGGGTTGGGCTTATCCGAATTGGTATAAAGATAATCCATTACTTACGGTCTATAAAAGTGAAACTCTCGGTAATGGATCTTTGAGTCCGGATTTTACGGCCGCTTTTTCAAATAATAGCGTTCCTTTACAGTCCTTAAAAGGTACTAACGCTCGTCGATATAACTTTTTTAATAACGGCGTATTTACTGAAATCAAGGGGACGACTTATCAGCTTTTAGATGAAAATCCTCATATTTACTATTTCTATTATATGAATAGCGGTAATACTGACGCAATAATGGTAAAGCGATACTATGTCGACGGTTGGGTAGAAAGCTGTAAGTGTTCAGGTTTCGGATATGTTTATAACGGTTATAAACCGGTTCCGTTGGATTTTACTCAGGCCGACGAAACTCACGGCGATATTTTGTTTACCTCTATACAGTTAACATTCGCCTCTAACGGATCTACGATCGTAAACAATGACGCTATTATGTTCTCTGATAATCCGGATCTTACGGAGTATTATCCTTACGATAAGCTGTATTATAATCCGAGTAATGAGTTGAAAGACTTTTTTAATTCTTTAGGTGACGGCAATAATACTAAAGTTTATGACGGCGGCGTAATGCTTACGATCGGAGACTCGTATACCGCGTATATGGATAGTCATTTTAGCACGTTTGCGGAAAAACACGGTCTCGTACAGGATAACCGAGGTATCGCGTCCTCCACTATCGCCGGAGATCTCACCGGGAGCATTGGTTATAAACCGTTTTGGGATCGCATTGATACGGCGATATTTGAATATAATGCCGGTCACGATATTAACGGTACGGTTTATAGCGCTGAGGACGTTAAGTTAATTACGTTTATGGGCGGTGCTAACGACTGGTCTACTGTAAACGATACGGTTAATCGTTTGGGTACCGGGCCTAACAATACAGATAAGGGTACTCTTTACGGTGCCTTAAATTATTGTTTTGCTACTCTGTTAAAGAGTTTTCCTAATGCCGATATTGTGTGTATTTTACAGCCTTGTAATTATTCCAGTACAGTACCGACGACTGAGGAAAATGCTAAATCTGTCGGTTTTGAGTCGCTGGCTCAGGTTCAGGAAATGACAGACGCTCAATACTCTGTTTATGTAATGCAGAGAAAAGAGAGGATCGTCCGTACTATGGCCGAACAGTACGGCTTACCGATCGCCGACTGTTGTTTTTCCTGGTATAATCCTTGCAATCCGAACGACGCGGCTAAGTATTGGCGTAGTGATAAATTACACTGTACAAGAGAGGGCCACGACGCTATTATCAAGGTCTTAGAAAAAACGGTTAATAACTTACCGTTTAATCGTAATTAAAGTTGGGAGGTGATAATATGGCCGGACAGAGACAGCCTATCGAGTTGGTACTCGCTAAAGGCTCCAAACATTTAACTAAGGAGGAGATCGCCGAGAGACAGGCTCGAGAGGTTAAGCCTATTACCGACGATATTATCCCTCCGACCTACTTAACCAAAAAGCAGAAAGAGGAGTTTAACAAGATCGCGGCTCAGCTTATGAAATTACGGATCCTGGGAGAGACGGACGTCGACGCGCTCGCTCGTTATATTCTTTCTCGAGATACTTACGTCAAACTGACTAAGCAGATCCAGAAAAAACAGATCCTCGAGGATCCGATCCTCCTCGATAAGTACATGAAAAACCAGGATAGAGCGTTTAGACAGTGCGACGTATCCGCTAAAGCCCTCGGTCTCACGATCTCGAGCCGGTGCCGCTTAGTCGTCCCGGAGACTAATACTGAGGTACCGAAAGAGAATAAGTTTAAGAAGTTTGAAAAGAGGGCATCAGGTGGCTAGTGGATACGCTCCGATTTATGATCGAGTTACTGAGTACGCTCATAAGGTCGCCTCCGGGAAAGTTGTCGCCGGTGAGTTACACGTCCTAGCTTGTAAGCGTCACTTAAACGATCTTAAGAGACAGAGGACGGACGATTTCCCTTACTATTACGATCCGGCTAAGGCTATGGAGATCATAGATTACGCCGAGACGCTGACGATCGCCGAGGGATCCGAGCCGCGTCCGGTCAAACTGATAGACTCTCAGGCGTTCGACCTGGGGTGTACTTTCGGTTGGTTTAAGGTCTCTAATAATAAACGCCGTTTCCGACGTCGCTATAAGAGTATGGCTCGTCAGAACGGTAAAACTTTCGAGAATGGTATAATGGGTACCTATATCGCCGGTTTTGGTGGGTATAACTATGGTAAACTTTTCACGGCCGCGACTAAAAAACGTCAGAGTCGCCTCGCATGGGAGGAAATGAGTAAGTTTATAACCGTCGATCCTGATCTTAACGAATATTTCGAGGTTAAGGATTACAAGTCGGTTATTGAGGCCCTGGCTACTCACTGTACGATCGAGGCTCTTTCTCGTGAGGGTGGTCTCGAGGACGGTTTCCGAGCGATATACGCCTCCGTCGACGAGATCCATCAGCATAAGGATAACAAGATCTATAAGGCCCTGTATAACGGTACTAGAGCCTTAGACGAGACTCTCGTCTCCATGATTACGACTCGAGGCGATAAATTAAATTCGTTCTGTAAAGAAATGGACGATTACGCTATAAAAATCCTCCGTGGTTTAGCTACCGCCGAGGATTTTTTTATAGATATTTATTGCCTTGATCCTAAAGACGATATTTGGGATCCGAAAAACTGGATTAAGGCTAATCCGTTTATCTGCGCTCCTGGTAACGAGGCTAAGTTTGAGACTCTGAAAACAGACGCTCAGACCGCTAAGGATATGGGTGGCGCGGATTTGAGAGACTTCCTTACTAAGTCTCTTAATATGTGGGTGCAGAATACCGACGATCAGTTTATCCACGCTGAGAAGTGGCAAAAATGCGGCTCAGTTCGTACTCTGGAAGATTTCCGGGGCCGCGAGTGTTGGGTAGGTCTCGACTTATCGAGCGGCGGAGACCTTACGACGTTCGCTCTCGAATTTCCGGACGGAGACAAGTATTATTTTTACTCTCATTCCTTTATGCCTCGAGGTCGTCTTGAGGAGCATATCGAGACGGATCTCGCGCCTTATGATCTATGGGTGAGTATGGAACTTATAACCGTAACCGGCGGATCGACTGAGTTTAAGAATGATTACGGCTTTATTATCCAGGAGTTAGAGAGACTCCGAAACGAGTACGATCTTAAGTTTCTCGGTATCGGCGTCGATCCTCATAATTTCGACGGTATCCGGCCGGATCTCGAGGCGTTCGGGTGTCCGGTGGTTATTATCGTCCAGTCTTGTAAGAGCCTTAACGACGCGACCGTCGATATTCAGCTTTTATGTAAGTCCGAAAAACTGGAATATAACCAGTTTAACGAGTTACTAACCTGGTCTTTCCTTAACGCTATGATCGTCCGAAACTCGTTCGACGAGATCAAGGTTGATAAGAAACCGGGTCAGAGATATAAGCGTATCGATCCGGTCGACGCTTGTATCGACGCTCACGCTTGTATGTTGAAAAATAAGACCGCTGAGGTCGTGGACGTTGATAGCGAGTTAGACAAGTACCTTAAGGCTATGGGTTGGAAAAAGTAAGGAGGTGAGGTTATGGATAGTCCTAAAAACTGTATGGAATGTAGAAAAAAAAATAAGTCCTGTAAATCCTGGTACGGCGGCTCTATGTGTACCGAGGTTAAGGACTCTATGTATAACGCGACAAAAGACGCGAGAAATAAAATTATCGAGGAGGTGAAAAGGAAATGAATATCATTAAGAGATTGCAGACCGCTTTTAAAATCATTTTTAACAAGAGCGATCGTCAAACAATCGAACTGAATAACCTCTATAAATTCCTGGGTATTGATCCGGATAAGGACGAGAGGGTACTCTCAGAGGCTACCTATTTCGCTTGTATGAAAGTATTGAGCGAGGCTATCGGTAAATTACCTCTTAAGTTACTGAGGTATAACGAGAAAAACGGCGTCGAGACGGCCCGAAAACACCCTCTTTATCATATCCTACACGATCGACCTAATCCATATATGACGGCCTCGACTTTTTGGTCTACCGTCGAGTATAACCGTAATCACTACGGTAACGCTTACGTGTGGATCCAGGGCGCCTGTAAGGGTATGAAATTATGGATCTTACCTAGTAAAGACGTCGAGGTATGGTACGACGACGCTAAGATCCTCGCAGATCAGCCGGATTTATATTACCTATATTCCGGAGGCGGAAAGTTATACCGTTTTGGATCTGAGGAGATATTACACTTTAAGTCGAGTAACACTCTCGACGGCGTGATCGGTGTATCCGTACAGGACCAGTTAAAAATGACGATCGGCGGAGCGATCAAGTCTCAGAAAATGCTTAACAAAATGTACGAGAGCGGATTTACGGCTAAGGCGGTCCTTAATTATACGGGATCCTTAAACGACGCTAACGTCCAGGAACTCGTAAAAATGACAGAGGCCTACGGTAAGGGAGAACTGGCCGACGAGGGTATCGAGAATATTATCCCGATCCCGTTAGGGTTTAGTCTTACTCCGCTTAACGTAAAATTGGGAGATAATCAGTTTATCGAGGTAAAACAGTATACCGCGTTACAGATCGCGAGCGCGTTTGGTATTAAACCGTATCAGATCGGCGACTATACTAAGTCGTCCTATGCGTCCGCCGAGGCTCAACAGTTGAGTTTTTACGTGGATACTCTGTTATACATTATTAAACAGTACGAGGAGGAGCTAACTTATAAACTCTTATCCTCGGACGAGATTACTAATGGATACCATTTTAAATTTAATGTATCGGTTATCCTTAGAGCCGATCTCGCTACTCAGATCGATACACTGAGTAAAGGTGTCGCCGGCTTTATATATACGCCTAACGAGGCGCGTGCTATGCTCGATCTCGAGGCGAAACCGGGGGGAGATAAACTCCTCGGTAATGGAGCGAGTATCCCGGTCGAATTGGCCGGATCTCAATATATTAAGGACGATCCGGATCCTCCGGACGATCCTAAACCGGAGGACGATCCCGACGAGGGAGAGGATCCGGAAGAAAATAACGAGGGAGGAGGTCAAAACAATGCCTAACGAAAAGTTACGTACTGATTATAACGATCCGGACGCGATCCCCGGCGTAATTTGCAAGGTTGCGAGTGTATCTCCGTTAGAGGTAACGGACGCCGATCTTAAAAAGATCAATAAGTATACATTGAGTCCAGTTAGCGTGGAGGACGTCTTTATCTTTAAGGCGACTATCGCGGATAACGAACAGGACGACCGAAACTTTATGCCGTTTAATCTTAAGGCCTTACAGGATCTTAAAAAGTTGTACCCAGGTAAGACTATGCTTAAGGATCACGCCCGTAGAGCGGATAATCAGATCGCCCGTATCTACGATACCGAACTCGTCCAGGACGCAAACAAACAGACCGAACTCGGGGAACTCCATACAGAGTTAATTGCTAAAATCTATATGATTAAGACGGACTCTAATAAGGATCTTATCGCCGAGATCATGGGAGGTATTAAAAAAGAGGTTTCGACCTCCACAGTACCGAAGAAAATGGTTTGTAATATTTGCGGAGTCGATAATATGAAAGATTATTGTAGACACTGGCCAGGACGAGAGTACGACGTCGCAGACGCTACGGGTAAATCTAGTAAACGCCGTTGTAAAATGTTACTCCACGGCGCTAAGGAGGCCTACGAATTAAGTTTCGTAGCCGTACCGGCTCAACCACGCGCCGGGACTCATAAGTCGATCGGTTTTACTAAACCTATCGCAGAACCGGAGGCGACTCCGGAAAAAGGTACAGAAAGTACCGAAAATAACACTAATTCAGTAAAAATGGACGCTCGTCTTTTCGCTCAGAGAGTGAAAAACGCGGAGTCCTTTTTTAATGCAGAAAACGCAGAAAGTGAGGAATAAAACTATGAATAAGAAAATGAGAGAAATCCTGGCTCAGATCCAGGCTAAAACCGCAGAGGCTAAGTCCTTTATGGAGGGCGAAAATAAGGACGTCGATAAGGCTAACTCTCTTATGGACGAGGTAGACGCTTTACAGAAAGAGTTTGAAACCGAAAAGAGAATGTATGAGGCCGAGAAAATGTCCGGCGCACAGGGTGCTACTACTCCGGTAGAGCCGACAGGCCAGGAAAAAGACGTAGAAACCGAGGTTATGAAATTCGCTAAGGCCGTAAGATCCTTTATTACAGGTAAGGGCCTGGTAGAGGGTATAGACGCTGACGGCGGATATACAGTACCGGAGGACGTATCTACTAGAGTAGAACATTATAAGGACGTGGATTACGCTCTCGAGTCTGATATCGACGTAGTACCGGTTACTACAAACAAAGGATCTCGTACTTATCAGAAAAAGGGCGAGGTTGATACTTTCGTAGATATCGACGAAAACGGCGCTATTACTGAGGAGATCGACGCTCCTAAATTTGAGAGATTGCCTTACGCGATCCAGGATAGAGCCGGATTTATGCCGGTGTCTAACGATCTTGTCGAGGACTCCGACGCTAATATCTTGGAGATCGTAGCCGAGTGGTTAGGTAAGGCCGACGTAGCTACTACTAATAAGCACGTACTCGCTAAGGTAGCAGAAAAGGCCCAGGTAGACCTTAAGGATATCGACGGTATTAAAAAGGCTCTTAACGTAACACTTGGACAGGCTTATAAAGCCGGCGCTAAGATCTATACTAACGACGACGGACTTAACTACCTGGATACACTTAAGGACGCTAACGGTAGACCTATGCTTAATCCGGATCCTACCGCTCCGGCCTCTCTTACTCTGAGATGTGGTACTACTGTACTCCCTATTAAGGTACTTCCTAATAAGGTATTTAAGACAGAGGGTACTAAGGTACCGTTTATCGTAGGTAATCTTTTCGACTATGTACGTAAGTACGATAGAAAGAAAATGTCTATTACCGCGTCTACTATCGCGTCTATCGGATCTTTTAACGCGTTCGCGCAGAATATGACTCTTTTAAGAGCGATCTTGAGAGACGATTACAGAGTTAAGGACGCCGACTCTATCGTTAATGGTTATATTAACCTGGGGGAATAACGGCCCTCGCCGACGTAGATAACGACGGATCATATAGCGAGGACGAGTTAAACGCTTTAACTAAGGCGGAGTTACTCGCTCTCGCTACTGAGTTAGGCGTCGAGGGCGTTAATAGTAAATCCGTTAAAGCGGATATCGTAACCGCTATTTTAAACAGATAAGGAGGGTGTCGGTATGAGCGATACTACTAAAGTGGTAAGCGTGGACGAGGTACTCGCGTACCTGGGTATCGATTACTCGGACGATATGGTTAATACCAATATCGAGAGAGCGATTAAGACCGCCGACGCTTACCTTAAAGGATCGATCGGAGAAAATTATCCGGTCCAGGATCCTAGATCTAAGGAGTTAGCCTTACTCCTGGTAGCCGATCTTTACGATAATCGAGGATTAACCTCTACCGTCTCCGGGAATACTCGCAGATTGGTAGAGGACTTGTCCTTACAATTACGCCTCGAGTTGAGGAGGGGATCGAATGAGTAGACTATTTGATCGACCGATCTCTATCCAAAGAATTAACGAAACTACGGAAACCTGGGAGGACGTATATAAGGTACACGCCTCTATAAATAAGGCAAAATCCGACGATCAGTATTTAGGCGCCGGATCGACTCGTACTAAGAAAAATCTTACTTTCGAGGTGAGATATTTCGCGGATCTTGAGGATATCAGTCTTAATTTACAGGCGTACCGTATCGTTTACCAGGGAATACCGTACAGTATCGAGGATTACGACGATTATATGTTAAAACATAAAACCGTTAAGATCCTGGGAGTATCGTATTGAGTATAACCGTAGATCAGTTAAGCGAGGAGATAAGGACTACTCTCGAAAATTATAATAAGGTCGTCGTGGACGGCACTAAACAAAAGGCTAAGGAAAGTATGGATCGATTAGTAAAGCAGACTAAGGCGACGGCTCCTAAGCATAGGCCTAGATATGTAAATCATATATCCAGTAAGCAAACGAGAAACGATAATTTCGGAGCGGAGTATACCTGGTATGTTACCGGATCTGAGTATCGTCTCTCTCACTTATTGGAAAACGGCCACGCTAAGAAAAACGGAGGACGTGTAGCCGGTACTCACTTTATTAAAAACGCGAGCGATCCTATATTAGACGAGTACGTCAGAGCGGTAGAGGAGGTAATACAAAATGGTTAAGCAGATCTTAACCGGCGCCGGTTTCGTAGAGGGTAAAACCTTTAAGGAAACGAGGTTTTTAAATCCTCCGAGATCGACGTACGCGATTTATTTAGACTCCTATACAGGTAGGGGCGCCGACGGCGCTAATCTACTTAAGGAGCATAGTTACACGATCGAGTTATACTCGGCTACTCCGGATCCGGAGGCCGAAAAACGTATCGAGGATATTCTCGACTCGTTTGGACTCGAATACGAAAAAGGAGATCGTTACTGGATCCAGGGGGAGCAACTCTACCAGGTTACATACGATTTCGATTTTATAGAAAAATTAAGGAGGTAGTAAAATGGCTACTAAGAAGAATAGAGACGCCGAGGTCATTACTCTTGGATCCGGCAATCTTATGATTAAAGAGTATACGGATACATTCCCGGCCTATACTGAGTTTAACGACGAAAAAGATCTCCTGGGGCGTATCCAGGGAGGCGCTACTCTCGAGTATAAGGGTAAATGGTACGAGGCTAAGGACGATACAGGTAAGGTCGTAAAAACTATCGTTACAGAGGAGGAGGCTACTTTTAAGTCTGGTATTCTGACTTGGAACGGTAAAACACTCGCTCAGTTGTGTAGTACCGCGAGAGTTACAGAGTCTGAGGGTATTCGTACGGTTAAGATCGGAGGTATCGGAAACCACGACGGTAAATCTTACGCTATTTGTTTCCACCATGAGGATAAGATCGACGGCGACGTTTGGATCGTTATCCGTGGCGTAAACCAGGGCGGATTTAGTCTTGCTTTTGCTAAGGATAAAGAGACAGTTATCGACGCTGAGTTTAAATGTCTCCCACAGGACGAGGAAGGTACTCTTATCCAGTACGTCGAGGAAATGTCTACTAATACATTGGGTTAATTCATAACACGATAAAAACTAGAGGCGAGAGAGGAGAGAGATCTCCTCCGCCTCTCATATTTGTATATGGAGGTAATAACATGAAATCATTAAATTTTAACAATGTAAAAAAGACTTATCTTACAGTTACTCTTGCCGACGAGAATAACACGACTATTATGATCGGTACGCCTACTAAGGCGATTATGGACGATCTCGTACTTTTACAGTCCGGACTTGAAACTATTAGCGAGGACGACGCTAACGTAGACGCTACGGACGAATTGTATAGCGCTTGCGCTAAGGTTATGAGTCGTAATAAAGGTGGTATTAAGATCTCTAAGGAATTTCTCGAGGAGATTTTCGACTTTGAAGATATTATGATCTTTTTTAACGCTTATATGGACTTTATCACAGAGGTAACAAGCGGAAAAAACTAAAACTCCCTTATTATCCCTTAACGGAAGATAGTAAGGGCCATAATTACACGATAACAACGACCTGGGAGCATTTAGTCGCTCAGTATACAGGTCTTAATATATTACAGGTACAGGAATTAGATTACCTGGACTATTTAGTCTTAAGAAGAGACGCGTTTATATATCGTATGTCTCAGAGTGAAAAGGGAGAGGAGTATCTAAATAACGCGTGGAGATTGGAACAGACTAAGCCGGATCGAGAGGCGTTACGTAGTAAATTTAGAAAGGAGGGTTAACCTATGGCTGGAGGTATTAAAGGTATTACCGTCAAAATTGGAGGCGATACGACCGAGTTAGGGCGATCTTTGTCCGAGGCTACTACCAAAAGTACGGCTTTACAAAGAGAATTAAAAGGAGTCAACTCTCTCTTAAAATTCGACTCTGGTAACGTTACACTCCTTAAACAGAAAGCGGATCTTTTAAAGAAATCGATCGAGGAGACGAAAAATAAACAGGAGGCTCTTAACGAGGTCCTTAAAAAAGTAGAGTCCGGCGAAATTGAAATGACGGAGGAGGAGTACCGTAACCTACAAAGAGAAATAGCTTTAACGGATCAGAAACTCGAGGCCTTAGAACAGGAGTCGAAAAATTTCGGATCAGTAGGCGCTCAACAGGTCGCTAATTTCGGTAGTAAAATGCAAGAGGTCGGCGGTAAAGTTGAAAACGTGGGTAAAAAGTTATCTGCCCTTAGTGCGGTATCCGGTGCGGTACTAGGTGGATCCATTGTGTCGGCGTCTAATTTCCAGGACGCTATGGCTAAGGTTAACACGATCGCCGATACCTCTAAGGTATCTCTCGGCGACTTATCCTCCCAGGTATTAGATCTATCTAATCAGACTGGTATTAGTGCCGAGGATATTGCCGACGCTACTTATAACGCTATCTCAGCCGGACAGGATACCGCCGACGCGGTAAATTTCGTAAGTAATGCTACGAGCCTGGCGAAAGCCGGTTTTACAGATACAGGATCCGCGATCGACGTATTAACTACAATTATGAACGCGTACGGACTCGAGGCCGATAAAGTCGGATCCGTGTCCGATATGCTTATTCAGACTCAGAACAAAGGTAAAACTACCGTAGCGGAGTTATCTTCTAGTATGGGTAAGATTATTCCTACCGCTAATAGTATGGGCGTGGGATTAGATCAGTTATGCGCCGGTTATTCTATTATGACGGCTAAAGGTATCGCGACCGCCGAGTCTACTACTTACATGAACTCCATGTTAAACGAGTTAGGTAAAGGTGGTACTAAGGTATCCGAGGCGTTAAAGAATAAGACCGGTAAATCTTTCCAGGAGTTAATGGCAGACGGTAACTCGTTAGGCGACGTCTTACAGATTGTTAAGGATTACGCCGACGAGACAGGAGTAGGATTTAACGATTTATGGGGATCCGCTGAGGCCGGTAAAGCCGGATTAACTCTTTTATCCGACGGAGCGGACGCCTTTAACGAGGCCGTATCCGGTATGAATGACTCGACCGATGCTACCTCTGACGCTCTCGGTAAATTGGAAACTCCTAGTCAAAAGGCTAAAGTAGCCATAAACCAGTTGAAAAACGCCGGTATTACGTTAGGTACTACGGCTCTATCCGCTTTATCTCCTTTGATCGATAAGGTTGCAAGTGCGGTACAAAAATTAACAACCTGGTTTAATAATCTATCTCCGGGAGTACAACAGATTATACTTATCGTCCTGGGATTGGTTACGGCGTTAGGTCCGGTACTTATTGTTATAGGTAAAGTAATATCCTCGGTAGGTACGATCCTTACCTTTGCTCCTAAGATCGTTACGGCGATTAAGGGTATCGGTACGGCGTTTAAGGCTCTCGGTGCGTTTATGTCGGCTAATCCGTTAGGCGTTATTATTATCGCTCTTACGGCACTCGTAGCCGGCTTAATTTATGCGTATAATCACTCTGAGAAATTTAGAGAGATAGTAAATAACGCCTTTTCAAAAGTAAAAGAGGTAGTCGGTACGATAGTCGACGCCCTGGTAACGTTCTTTACAGAGACGGTACCTACGGCGCTCGGATCAATGATCGAATGGTTTAAGAGTATTCCCGAAAAAATCTCGAGCGCTATCTCTACGGTAGTATCGGTCGTATCCGAAGTATTTAACTCCGTGAAAACTACGGTTACTACTATCCTTAACGCTATTTTATCCGTAGTTAATACGGTATGGAATGGTATTAAAACGGCTATTCAGATAGTCGTAAACGCTATCCATACGGTTATTAGTACCGTATTTAATGTTATTAAGACCGTTATTACGACGTATGTAAACGCCTGGAAAACTGTAATTACTACGGTATGGAACGCGATTAAAACCGTTATTACTACCGTCGTAAATGGTATTAAGACCGTGATTACTACGGTATTTAATGCTATAAAGACAGTTATTACCACGATAGTAAATGGTATTAAGACTACCGTAACGACAGTATGGAATGGTATTAAATCGGTTATCACGACAGTAATTAACGGTATTAAGTCCACAGTTACGAGCGTATGGAACGGTATTAAATCCAATACTACGAGCGTATGGAACGGTATTAAATCCGGTATATCGAGTATTATTAACGGTATTAAGAGTACCGTATCCTCGGTAGTTAATGGTATTAAATCGACCGTATCGAGCGCATGGAATGGTATTAAATCGACGACCTCTAGCGTATGGAATAGTATTAAATCGGCGATAACGACTCCGATTAACTCCGCGAAATCCGCGTTTTCGAGTGCTATTAGAGCCATGAGAAACGCGCTACATTTTAGTTGGTCGTTACCTAAGTTAAAATTACCTCATATCAGCGTATCCGGTGGGGTGGCGCCGTTTGGTATCGGAGGTAAAGGATCGTTACCTCATTTTAGTATTTCCTGGTATAAAGACGGTGCGATCTTTAAAAAGCCTACTATCTTTAATACTCCGTTAGGATTAAAAGGCGTAGGCGAGGCCGGAGCGGAGGCCGTGGCTCCTATCTCTGAGTTAATGGACTACGTTACCATGGCGGTAAATAACGGAGATATATCCGATCGGATCGATAGACTCGAGGGTGTAATCGCTAACGGTTTCGCTAATATGAGTCGAGGATCTCAGATCGTACTCGATACCGGCGTATTAGTCGGAGAGACGATCGATCGTATCGACGACGGACTGAGCGACAAATATAATAAAACAGTAAGGGGGTGGTAAACCGTGAGAGGTATTACAATTATCTTAAATGACGAGTGGATCCATACGGGCGACGAACTGGATCTCGTTCAAGAAAAAAAGGAGATCGAAAAACCGACTCCTCAGTCTTATACCGTACAGGTACCAGGTCGTAACGGTTTACTCAACCTCACTAAGGGTCTGACGGGTAAGGTAACATATTATAACCGATCTCTGTCTTTCCAGTATTTCGGTACAGGAGACAGGGATCGGCTACTTTACCTCGACGCCTATATGTCCCGTTTTCACGGGGAAACTATCCGAATTATCGACGACGATTATCCGGATCATTATTACGAGGGTGAGGCGAGCGTCAAGACGACGTTCGCGCCGAGTGGTAATTACATTACTATTGAGTTAACAGTTGACGCTCAGCCGTTTAGACTTAAATTAGATCCGACGGTATACTCGAGATCTGTATCCGGTACCGTTGAGATCCGCCTTTATAACGAGAGTATCCCAGCTATTCCTAAGATTACATTATCCTCAAAAATGACGGTCAAGTATAGATCTATCAGTCATACGCTCGAGGCCGGTACTTATTCTATCGAGGATTTCGAGTTACAGAGAGGCGTTAACGACTTTGTGGTATCGGGTGAGGGAGTTATTACATTCAAATATCAGGAGGGGGCGATCTAATGTATAAAATTACGGCGGATAATAACGCTATCTGGTCTCCTGGTTATGATAAACGAAAACTCGTATCTCCGAAATTATCGCTCGAAACAAATAAGATCGGATCTTTATCATTTACTATTTATCCGACTCACCCGAATTATGATAGCCTGGTAAAAATGCAATCTATCGTTACCGTATATCAAGACGAGGAGGTTTTATTTAAGGGTCGGATATTTTCCGATAAGGCCGATTTTCGTAAGGCTAAAAAAGTCGAGGTCGAGGGCCTTTTAGGGTATTTCAACGACTCGACCGTCCGACCTTATTCTTATCAAGGATCCGTTAGCGGTTACTTGGAGTTTTTGATAACTCAGCATAATAACCAGGAGCCGGAGTATAAACAGTTTAAACTCGGTATTATAACCGTAACAGATCCTAACGATTACATTACTCGAGCGTCGAGCGATTATCCTCAGACCTGGGACGAAATTAACGATAAACTGATTAAGCTATTAGGAGGTTATATCGTAATTAGGTATGAGGAGGACGGTAACTATATTGATTACCTCGAGGATTTTATTTCCGTATCGCCTCAGAAAATCGAGTACGCGGTTAACCTCCTGGATCTCGATAACGAGGTAAAGGCGGATAATCTGGCGACCTGTATTGTACCGTTAGGCGCGTCGATCCAGGACGACGAGGGTAATAGTACTAGGGTTACGATCGCCTCGGTTAATAACGGCGTGGATTATATATATGATCCGGTCGCCGAGGCCATTTATGGTCGAATCTCTAAGGTCGTTACCTGGGACGACGTAACAAAGCCGAGTAATCTTTTAACAAAAGCTAACGCGTATCTTAAAACGGCGATCCTCTTAGAGGGCACCTTAAATATTAAGGCGGTCGATCTCCACCTTAGCGACGATCAGATTAAGGCGTTTAGGATCGGCCAATATATCCCGGTTTACTCAGTCCCTCACGAAATCGACGAAAATATGTTATTGAACTCGTTCAGCTTAGATTTATCTAATCCGGCGAGTTTTTCTTTTTCTCTGGGACGGACGAAAACCTCTTTCGTCGATACTCAGTTTTCAAATAACCGAACGTCTGAAAAAGCTATACAAGCCTCTGAAAAACTGTCCGGAGTATCTCAAGAAATAATAGAGATTAAACAGGACGTTAACGATAAAGTCGGAGTTAATCAGGGATCCGCCAATAAAGGAAAATACCTCGGTATCGACGATAACGGAAACGTGGTTCCGTTAGATCCTCCGACTGAGTTTAATATCCATAGTTTAACCGGTAAATCTTCTATTGCAGACTCGGACGAAATCGGGGTGTATGATGTTACTGCTAATTCTCATAGAAAAATTACATGGACGTTAGCTAAGGCGACCTTAAAAACCTATTTCGATAAAGCATACGCGGCTTTAACTCATAAACATAAAGTCGCGGATATAGAGGATTTTCCAGATCTGTCTAACACTTACGCCGGTAAGGATCATAGTCATACGGTCTCGGAAATTTCGGATTTTCCGACTATACCGTCGGTCGCTTATCAGGCTGAGGAGGTAGTCGTCGGCTCCTGGTTCGGTGCTGACTTATACCGGCGAGTATTTCAGATCGAGGCGCTCGAGACTGAGGCCGGATCTTATAGTTACTCTCATGGTATTGAGGGTATCGACCTCGTTACTAAGGTTTACGGCGTTGTGATCGTCTCCGGAGTAACGACTTACTTTTCTAACGTATCGGCCGATCTGACCGATATTTTTTATACTCTCGATACGGAGGCCGTGTCCGGTACCGGCTATCTGGTAATCGAGTATACAAAACAGATAGTAGAGGAGGGATCGGGAGAATGACGGTCTATAATTGGTTGACGTTGCTTTTCGGATCCGGGGTACTTGTTACCGTTGGAAAATACTTTTACGGGCGGATTAAAGAAAACGACCGTAAGACTGAGTCGGTACAGTTGGGCGTACAGGCTTTACTCAGAAATCAGATGATCCACGAGTATAACAAGTACCAGGAAAAAGGTTACGCGCCTATTTACGCTAAAGAAAATTTTGAAAATATGTGGATCCAGTACCATAACCTCGGCGCTAACGGTGTTATGGACGAGATCCACAACAAATTTAAAGAATTGCCTACAGAAAGGAGATCTTAACTATGAAGAACGTAAAGACTGAGACTATCGTAAGAACTGTTATTTTGATCGTTGCTCTGATTAACCAGGCGTTAACCGTCGCCGGTAAGAGTCTCTTACCTATCACTGACGATCAGATTACCGAGGTTATTACCCTGGTTATTACGATCGGCGCGTCCTTATGGGCCTGGTGGAAGAATAACAGCTTTACTCAGGCGGCGATCGAGGCCGATAAGGTCAAGGATCAGTTAAAGAGTCAGGAGGATTAAGATTATGAGCGAGATCGAATTTATTAAGACGGTCGGCCCACTTGCGACCGCCGATATGAAAAAGACCGGAGTTTTAGCCTCGGTAACGATCGCTCAGGCGATCCTCGAGAGCGGATATGGTACGACCGATCTCGCTCGTAATGCTAGTAACTTTTTCGGTATGAAATGCTCCTTATCCGGTAATACCTGGGCGAGTGCCTGGGACGGTGTTTCTAAGTACACAAAAAAGACGGCGGAACAGAAAGCAGACGGGACGGTCTACTATGTTACCGCCGATTTTCGTAAGTACCCGGATATAGAGACAAGTATTAACGATCATTCCCTGTATTTGGTGGGAGCGAAAAACGGCTCTAAGCTGAGATACGAGGGACTCGTCGGCGAGACAGATCCTAAGACGGCCGCTCAGATCATTAAGGGCGGCGGTTATGCTACCGACGTGACTTACGTCGATAAACTGTGTAACATTATCGACCGTTACGATCTGACTCAGTACGACGTACAGGAGGAGATTAAAGATATGAATATCGTTAAACAGTACAGCGTAAATAACGACTGTTATAAGGCTAATGTTAATAAGGCCGATAGCCGCTATACGACTTTTCAGAGTAAAGGCCCTCGCGGTCTTATGCTCCATAGCGTCGGTTGTCCTCAGCCTAAGGCCCAGGTTTTCGCGGATACTTGGAATAAGTCCGGCGGTAACGTGGCCGTTCATGCTGTTTTACAGGCAGACGGTACCGTTATCCAGTGTTTACCGTGGAATTTCAGAGGGTGGCACGCCGGAGGCGACGCTAATAATACTCACGTCGGCGTTGAAATGACCGAGCCGGACTGTATCAAGTATACCGGCGGTAGTACCTTTACCTGTAGCGATCTCGCTAAGGCTCAGGCCCAGGTTAAAGGTACCTACGAGACGGCGGTTAAGTTGTTCGCTCAGTTATGCACTCAGTACGGACTCGATCCTATGACGGCGATTATCAGCCATAAGGAGGGCCATAGTAAGGGCCTCGCCTCTAACCATGGCGATCCTGAGCATTTATGGAACGGCTTAAAAATGGGTTACACTATGGATACTTTCCGTAAGGCGGTTAAGGCCGCTATGAGCGGCGGATCCTCTACTCCGGATACCGCTCAACCTGAGACTCCGGTCGAAATGTACCGCGTCCGTAAGACCTGGGCCGACGCTAAGAGCCAGGTCGGGGCCTATAAGGTACTGAGTAACGCTAAGGCTAAGGCAGACGAGACCGGTCTTAATGTTTACGACTCCTCCGGTAAGTGTGTTTACACTCCGGCCGGATCCGGAGACGGTACTCCGTTTATGGTGAGGGTTAAGATCAAGGATCTTAATATCCGTAAGGGGCCGGGTTATAAGACTTACGCCTCCGTCGGTTATTGTCCGGTCGGTACTTATACGATCGTCGAGACTAAGGTCGCCGAGGGTTATACCTGGGGCCGTCTTAAGAGTGGGGCCGGTTGGATCGCTCTCGAGTGCGCTCAGCGCGTCTAAACGCCTCATATAACGAATTTTCGTAAACAGACTAGGAAATTATCGAATAAACATAAAAGGACGCTCTACGAGCCTCTGAGAGGCTCTCAGAGGTATTATAGAAAAGAAAAGGCTCCGGGCTAAAAACCTGGGGCCTCTTTTTTTTATTTGTATTTATCTTACGTTAATCAATCCTACAAATTTATAACCGTTATTATCTATAAACTCTGTTATTTCGGACTCGTCACCGGCTTTAATAGTAAATCCGCAAGCCTTTGTTATTTTCTCTAAAAAGTAAGTACCGTTATTTTCTCTAAGATAGATATTTTTCTCTCTGCCTCTTTTATATTCTCTTACGATCATTTTGTTTACCTCCGTTTATTTTCCGTTTCTTTAACTGTCTTTATTATACTACCGAATTTTCGAAAAGTCAATAACAAATATCGAAAAATCGAAAATAGTTTTAAAAATATCGAAAATGTGCATACTCCATATAAATAGGAAGAAAACCGAAAATTATTTACCTAAATCGTGGATACGGTTGAAACCATGCCCACAATTAGGGTAAAACTCTCTAAGCCTTGCGGTTACAGGCTTAGACGAATTTCCAATATATTTTTATAGAGTCCGGATCCGGTAGTACCTCGATACGTTTTATTAAAGACTGTACTAACTCACGCTTAAGATCGTGGTCGGTCTCGTCTATATTATCGACGTACTGATCCAGTATATCTCTAGTCTCGTATACGGATAAAGTATCCGGCTCCTGGATCTCCTCCTCTCGATCGGCGATCTCGATTTCTAATTTACTTTTCTCCTCGTAAAGAGGTTTAACTCTGTCTCCTATATCGCTTATAGGTATGGTACCTAAAGTATAAAGATCCATTAACTTATTGATCTTAGACTCGATATCGGCGAGTCTATTTTTTAATATGGTTATGGTATTATCCTCGATCTTTTCTTTTCTCTCGCTCTTTATGATCTGATCCATATAGTCCGGATCAAGTTTTAATTTTTTGATCTCGTCCAGTACGGCCTTATCTAATTTATCTACTCTAATAGTCGGATTTTTACAGTAATCCGCTTTTCTCATTTGCTTATTACCGTCGCGAGTGTAGCACTTATAATAAACGTACTTTTCGCTTTTCTTAGTTTGTTTACCGGTTTCTTTATCTATACGGCGTTGAGTATAGGCGAAATATCTCGCTCCACAATTACCACAATATAAAAGACCGGTTAATAAGTGTTTAGCCTTAAAAGGAGATCGGTAGTTATCAGACCATTTACCCGAGATCTCCTTATATCTTTTCTGTACTCGCTCGAAAGTATCCAGGTCGATAATAGGCTCGTGTACTCCGTCGTACTCTACGCCTTTATATTTTATTTTCCCTATGTAAAGAGTATTTCTAAGTATTACTCCGGTTTGTCCGGCGTCTGCGTAACTAGAGTATTTATTAGTAAAATGCTTATTCATGTATCGAGTAATCCCGTGGATAGTCTCACCCTCTAAGAACATTTTAAAAATTGTCTTTACTTGTAAAGCCTCGTACTCGTTAGGAATTAACATACCGTCTATATAATCGTATCCGATCGGTGGGTTAGATCCGGCTCTCCAATAACCGGCCTTAGCGCGTCCTATGTGTCCCATAGCGAGACGGTGTTTTATGTTTTCTCTTTCTAACTGAGCGAATACGGATAAGATCCCGATCATAGCGCGACCGAAAGGACTAGAGGTATCGAAATTCTCAGTTATAGAGATAAAGTCGACTCCGTTCGGTAAAAACTCCTCCTCGATCAAATATAAAGTATCTTTTTGAGATCTACTAAGACGATCTAATTTATAAACGAGTACCAGGTCGATTTTTTTTCTACGTATATCCTTTACGAGATCGGTAAGCCCTGGGCGATCCATATTAGATCCACTATAACCAGGATCTATATATTTATTGTAGATTATCCAACGATTAGCGTCACAATATTTTTCGAGTCTCTCTATTTGCTCGTCGATAGAGTAGCCGTCTACCTGTATATCGGTCGATACTCTTACATATAGAGCGACGTTTTTAAACTTCATAAAATTACCTCCTTATAACAGAATAACAAAAAAATTCTCAATTCCTTATAAATATTATTTTCTTAACATTTTCTCTTATATATACTATATATTTA